TGGTAGGAAGTGGTAGTGGTAGACATTGCTACTTCAGAACGGATATAAGACTGGGAGAGAACTGCTTGTCCAGCAGAAAAACCAGCATTGTTAACGAGATTTTTGGCGTTATCAAAAATAAGCCTTTGACCATGTTGTGTTGCCATTGTTGTTATTTTTTACAAATTTAATTAATAAGAATATTCTTCATCCATTCCAGCAATAACTGAAAGATTATCTTCACTATAACCTGAAATTACAGAAAGATCATCACCAGCCATAACGCTAACAGGAATTTCCATTGCGTTATCAATGGCACCCAGTACACCAGTTGACTGAAGCAGACCAAGTCCACCAGCAGCTACCATACCATCACCAATTGCTTTACCAAATGATCCTTTCAGGAATTTAGGGAAAAATGCACCAAGTGCAATTACACCAGCACTTTTCAATTTAGGATCCAAGTTTGGAAGGATTTTACCGCTGGAAGTCAAAACCCTTGCAGCAGCTGCACCAGCCACAAGACCAGCAGCATCCATCAAGAAAGATTTTCCGATTGCTCCCATTTTGCGAGATTTTCTCCTACGGCTGGGTGCAGACCTTTTTTTTCTACGTGCCATTTTTTTTTGTTTTTTTTTGTTTATGTGGGAAGCAATCCCAAGATTTTTATAGAATTATATTTTTACCAATATATTCAGCAGCACCAAAAATTGTATCAAATTTTTTAGGCATACCAATACTACCTTCTGCATTAATTAACCTGATTGAATAAGATCTTGTATTGGTAAAAGGTTCCTTTTTAGCCTCAACCATAACTTGACTATTCAGTTTTTTTGAAGTAATCAATTTTCTTTTATAAATACCAGCAGCTGCATCTTTACCCTTTTCAAAATAAACTGGATTCATTTTTTTAAGTTCAGATAAAGTAAAAGTTTTAACAATTAATCTACCAAGAAACCCACTTACAACTTTAATTCCAGCAATTTTCTTTTCTCTTATTACACCAGTTTTCAAAGTATATCCTCCCTTTAATATTTTTTTATTGCTTTTCAGTATTGATTTAATTTGATCAACAACTGCCAATTTTTTAGTTTCAGGTTTGTAAACAATTTTCAAACCTTTGCTTTTTTTCTTGCTGGTATCTTTTCCTGAATTATATGCAGCAACCTCTTTATTTAATCCAACAACAAAAGATTTTATTCTTTTTTGTAGATCTTTTTTATCCTTGTCATCCAAATAAACATCCTTACCGGTTGCCAGTCCACCTGAATATAAAACGGCAGCTGCTCTATCATTTTCCTTTGGATTTCCTGATAATTCAGCAATTATATCACCTTTTCCATCAAGTTCCACCAGTTGAGCAGTTACACCACCATCCAACTGATATTGATTCAATACTTTAAACCTATAACCTAAAAAGTTACCTTTAAAATCAATAGGCAAAGCACCTACTTTTTTATATCCTGAAACCACCCGAATATTTACGTTATGACTTTTTGTATCAGTATGTTGTTCAGTTGATTTACCTTTTTTTGCTTTTACTTTAGTAGCTGCACCAACTTTAGTTTTTCCAGCCTTACTATATGAAATTGCCCAAGCCTGTTTAACTGCCTGTGCCTGTGTTAATGATGGATTTTTTTTGCGAAGTTTTCCAGCTTCAGCAACTACCTTTTTAAATTTTTCCCTTGCTGCCTTTTGTTTTGCAGTCATAACTATTTTTTTAATATTTGTTCTGCCCAGTTTAACATTTCATCCCCTCCCCACAATTGATAAGATATGTAACCGCACTTATCAATTTCACCTTTATAAACTTTTGCCCTTTTCAGATATAAATAGATCTTTTTCACAAATTTTTCATTGAGCACTACTCTATTCATCAACTTAATTGCAGTTTTCACTCCAGTTGCATTTTTGCAACTTCCTTTCATAAGATTCAAAACATATCCTTCAGTAGCATTTTTTGAAGCCTTTACAGGATAGTTTGAATACATATTAAAGGTGAAGGAAAAGTGATTATTTTTTGCGACTGATCAAATAAATTACCAATGCACCACCAATAACAATGGGCAAATAATTCATTTTTTTAGATCCATCAGCATTAAAATTTTCAGCTTGATTCACAATCCTATCAACTTCATCCTGTGAAGCCTGTTCAATTTGTGCATCAACTTCCATCCTCCTTTCAACTACATTTTTAACTTGCTTTGCCAAAACTTGTTTACCAACTTCACTAACTTCCTTTACATCAATACCAAGTTTAGATAAAAATTCAGCTAATTTAATCAGGATGGGAGCAGCAGTGGCAGCAGCAGCAGCAGTACCAGTAGCAACTACACCAATCTGACCTTCAGAAGCAAATTCAACGTCTGCTCCTGCAATACGTTTTTTCTTTGCTCCCTGTTCAGTTTTTCTTAATAGTTCATTTGGATTACCTCCTAAATTTTTCCACCAGTTTTGTGTTTCATCTGCCCTATTAGCGAAAGCAGATTTCAACTTTGTAGCCAATCCCATAAAGTTTAGACCAACCAACAAAAGAAAGGATCCCCTTGCTGGTGCCAGTGCAATTTTAAGAACTATTTTTTTCTTTTCTTTTGGTTTAGCAGCAGTTGCAGTTTTTGCAGCTGGAGTAACTGCCTTTGCAGTTTTCCTTTTTGCTTGACCAATACCTGAAACGGAATATAGTGGCATAGTAGGCTCTTTATCTATTTTATGGTAATATGTTTTCCTTTCATTAAATTTTGATAGCACAGGATCAATAAAAAATTCATTTCTATTTTTATCCTCAATAACTGCGAAAACGTGATGCGGAATTTCATCCAGCAGCCTGTAACTGGCAAAACGATAATAAATTTTATTATCAATTAATCCTTTGCGTTTTAAACTATCCAATACTCCCATAATAAAGAGAGCATAATTTTTGCAGTCATTTTTCCCCAGCGACAAAATAGCACTTGGCGACATTATTCGCTGGTTCTTGTCAGATTCTATTTTATACCTGACATTCTTTTTGAGAAAGTCAAACAACTTTTTCGCAGTTTGTACACCATCACCTGAATAAAAATCTTTGCTAATTTTATCGTATTCACTTGCGTAAAGTTTATGTGCAGAAAGCATAGCAGATATAATATCAGGCACCTGTTGATCCCTGACTAACATTTTGGAGTTCGCCCCAAAAGGTTTCAATCTACCCAAAAGAATATTTTTCTGCATTAGATCAAATTCGCTTTGTATTCAAACGGAACCACAATTCCATCAAAATTACCAGTGCCCTTTATAGTGTATTGCAGACCTTTTTGCAACCAGCCTTTTGATGTTATCAACTGGAGTATTCCAATAGTAGGTGAAGCCTGAATTTTGAATTCAGATTCACTACGTGGTGCAATTTTTTGTTCTGCAAAACTTGAAAAATCAGCTATTAAACGATCACGCAAATAAACTTCACCAGTAATTGCGGAAATTGTTGCAGTTTGTCCAGTAGGGTTTTGGATTCCAAAAACCAGTTCAAACCTTTTATTTGCAAAACGCAGTCTTTTAAAAATCAATTTTGTCCTTTTTGCCAGTCTACCTCTACCCAAAAAATATAATCCTGTCAGACCAGCAGCAGCAATTAAAATCCAATTTTTCATTTTCAAAATTTTCAAATAATAACTCAAAATTACTGAAAAATATTCAAAAAACCAAACATTAGGTCAATCAAGGTCAGAAACAAGGTCAGTTTATAGGTACACTTGCCCCCCTATAGGGGGGGCAAGTGTCCTACCCATGTTTCCTGAACCATTTTGACCAACAAGAAAACTGACCTAAACTGACCAAATTTCATCTAATTCACTTTTCCTTCACCTTTAGCAACTAAAAAAGGGGCAATTTGCCCCTTTTGTGTTTGTTTGCAGTGTTGATGTTTGTTAGGATGCCCCTGTGAGGTATTTCCTGCCTTCAAATTCCTTGCTTCTCTTGCAATACAGGTTCACATACCATCCACCACTTTTCAGGGCAAATTTGAGCATATTTTCCACGTTGTTAATATTCCGATATTTTCGTGGAGCAATTCCAGTTTCAGGTTTAAAAAAAATAATGGCAGTATAAAGTTTCATTTTGTTAGAAATTTTCTATTTTCGTTGTGAAGGGAAAGTGGTTTTTCGTTAGAAAGATCATTTGTCAAGGTAGGATCAGGAAACTGATCCTATTTTTGTTTGTACATATCCCCTGACTTAATTATTGATCCATCCAGCAACCAGTCTTTTAAAAGTTTTTTACAGGTAGTGGATCCTTTACCAGTAAATTCCTCAAGATCAGATAACATTTCAGAATATTTACGGGGTTCAAACAAGATCCTGTTAATCAAGCTGGTTTTTTCCATTCCAAAAATATAGGTTCCATTTGTTTCCTTTGTATTGTTTGTTTGTGTCCAGCTGGTGCCTGTATAGTATATTGAAATTGGGTTAAATTCATCACTTGACCTTAAAAAAGTAGCTGAAAGATCAATAGTTTTGTTTTCTTTATTCTTTTCAATCTTTAATACACTTTGTGCTTTCCTGTCAATATAAGATCCAATATGACCAATAGAATTTTGATCTTTTTTACCTAAATGCAGAACGCAAAGGATCAGTAAATTGTGTATTTTGGTTATTTTTTTTAACCACTGAATAAGAAAAAAAGACTGTTCAACTGAATTGAAATCTGAAATAAGATCTAAAATACCATCCAGTACCAAAATTGAGCAATCAGGATTCTCCTGTAAATAAAGTTCAATCATTTGCTGAATATCATTCGGACTATCTTCCCTGAATAGAAAAGAATCAAAATTATAGGGCAAATGATCAGTTATTATTTGTTGCCTGATCCTGTCCAATACCCTGTAATAATCAAAATCACTGCTTTCAGTATCTATATAGCAAATTCGCTTCCTGTTGGGGGGAAATTTTAATTTCATTCCAAATATATCCCAAGTGGTAAATGCGGAAGCAATTGCACTTGTAATAAATGTACTTTTACCAGCTTTTGGTAATCCCTGAAAACAAACAAAACTTTGCAAACAACCTATATTTTTACCATCAATAGTAAAAATTATATTTTCATCAGGTGGCTGGTAGTTCTGCTTGAATTTACGGGATAACAATTTTTCGTGTAGATCATTTGTCATTGGTTTACACTTTTTAAATTATTATACTACTTTCCTTTTCTCCTTTAGTTTCCAAATATGCACAAAATTCATCAGCTATATTATAAGATTGATTGATAAGATATGTAATATCTTCATCTGATAAGTCCTCAATATTATTTTTTCTTAATTGTGCAGACAGGATATTAAGTGCAGTTATTTCCAGTTTTGACATTCCTGCCATAAGTATCACCTGACCAAATTTGTCTTGCATTGGATGAACTGGCATTGCTGGTAGATCTTTGTTTCTTTGCGACATTTTTAATTTTGTTAAGTGTTAAACAATAAGGGCAAAGTGGTTTCCCGACTTTGCCCCTGTATTGGGTTATTGTGAAAAGTTTTAAGCAATTAACGCACCTCATTTTGTTTTGCGGAGTTGCGATCGTTTACAATTGCTTCATATCTCACAAAATCTTCCATTGCGTACTTCATTGAATATTTACGCAAAAAATAAATTTTACTTAACCCTTCACTGGGATATTCAGTAGTAGACAACAAAATAAAAGGTTCATTTGCTGAAATAAAAACTTCAAAAAAATACTTGCTACCATTAATTGTGTAAGGCTTCATTGTTAAAAATTTAATTTAAGATCCAAAATTTGTTGTTCATATAGATCAATACTTGCCTGAATAAGCAATCTTAATTCATTTATTAAGGATATATCAGTGTTTAATTGTCTTAAAACATACCCAATCTGACCTGAATTAAAATGTATCCTAATATCTGAATAATCACCAGCTTCCTGAAACTTTTTCAATATATCAATTTTGTACTTGATATGCTCAATCTCTAAAA